GATGTATCCATTATCTAAGTTCCATTCTATTCTCTCACCATCGTGCCATGGTGTTCTTTTAGGCCATTTTGCCATTATGTCATTCTCCCAATAATAAATCCTAACCAAAATACAAAGATGTCTATAACGAAATGTAATGCAAAACTCAAAGCAAAGATTTCTTTCCAATGAATCTTACAAATATTAAACCATTCTATTATCTTGTCTTTTAGCATTTTGTTCCCAAATATATTCTTTCAGACTATTATAACATCCTATGTAGTGTTTGTCAACTGTTATGTGTGGTATTTTTGTCATATCAACACCGAGTTGTTCGCATTCTATATAATGCTGTCTGAAACTTACGTCTTTATACCTGAATGTAAGGTTATTTTTTCGACATAAATTAATTGCATTAATGCAAGCACCGCAAGATGCGGTTCCATAAATTGTTATCATTCTTTAATTATTTTCTTTAAATGAGGATATCTTGTGTAAGCTGGGTGAGCATACTTACTCATAACGTCTGCTGCATCATCAACAGCTGAAGGTGGTGAAGGTTCAAAAGGTCTTTCTAAAGGATTGTCAGATTCGTAATTCAAATCTTTTTTCTCTTTATTAAAAATCCTGTCCCATTCAGAATCAAATTTTTTCATGTCTTTTATAGGACGAGGTTTACTACCTTTTCCACCATGCCACTTACTCATCTGCTTTCTTCTTCCCTTTAGCAATTGGGTCTTCCCAGTCATTAATCCAATCAACGACTTGAGCGTCACTCATTTCTTTTGAATAATCTGGGTTTTGTTTTCGAAACTGTTTGATTGCTTGTTCAGTATTGATTATACTTTTATCAAATACATTTTCACCAATCCATTGTTGTGCGAGTTCTTTTATTTCCTCACACATAACACTTTCTTCTGCCCACTGTAATGCGAGCTCATCAGTCAACTGAACTTTCGTATTCATTTCCTGTAATGCTTCATACGGAATTACGTATGTTTGTCTAAACGACGATATCAATTCCACTTTCACGAACTTATCTGCCATAATAAATCACTCCACTTATATAAAAATCAAAATACCTAAAACTAATCCTATATTAAATCCTATCGAACATACAAATACAAAATCTCTTGCAAAGCTTTTTCTTTGATATTCTATTACTCTCAAGTATTAATCTTGTTCCATGCTCCAAGTTTTGCTCTGGTTACGAGCCGACTCGAATTCGTTAGAACTCTCCTTTTCAACTCCATTGTTGTATGGTCTTTTAGTTTCAACTAAAACTCTCTCAGTATATGGCGCACCAAATGGTCTTCTATATACTGTTTTTCCTCTATCAGGACTCTCAAAAATGTCTGTCATTATATAATCTCCTTAAGATTTTTTGTATGATATAGTCTGCTTCTGGATATTCTCCTTCCATCATATCGACTATTGCATCAATCTGGTCTAAAGTTTCCAATTCATCAGCAATTTTATGTGCATAATGCATTCTATGTAATGCTTGATAAAACTGGTGCGGTGTCATCTTAGGAAGCTTATCTGGTTCTCTAAAATTTTCCGACATACTATTCTCCTTACTTGAATAGACCTATTTTCTTTCCTTCTTTCACACGTTGGTCGTACTCTTCTGGACTAGAAGGATATTGCCAACCCCACCATGCACCGAGTGCCATAAAGGTACCAGAATACATAACTGCTTTCCAATTACCTGTTGTGACAATCATTAAGATTAAAGCAATTGCCATAAATCCTAACATTCCATATTTTGCTTTTAATGGAAATACTTTCTTTGTTTCCCAGTTTGTTAAAAATGGTCCAAAGATTTTATGGTTGTATAACCACTTGTGCATTCTATCTGAACTTCTTGCAAAGCAATAAGCAGCAAATACTGCGGGGATTGAGAAAGGAATACCTGGCATAACTACCCCTATGTATGCGATTCCTAGTAATATTAGTCCTGCGACGAACCATAGACTTCTTTTTATATTCATATTATATTGGTCTTCTATTTAATGTTGTACTTAATCCACCTGAGTCTTGAGACTTAGATGGTGTTTTCTTTGGAGCACGGTCCCAGTCAATTTCATCTGACTGTTTCTTTTTATCCATTCTATGAATTTGTTCTTCATCTACGAGTGGATTCATTTGCTCTCTATCTCTCTTGAACGCTGCGGTTGATACAATCAACAACATAATTGCAAGAGGGTCAAATACAAATATGATTGTGAGTATTACCCAACGGACTGCATTGTCGTAGAACGACTCCGCATCTTCTCCGTAAATCATATCTGCAATATATTTTACTGGACCTAATTCAGCTTCTTGTTCAAGTTGAAGTTTTTGAATAGGCATTTTTTGTTCATTCAATTCTACGATGTCGGCGACTAAGTTATCAATATCTAAATTGATTTCATTACGTTCTTCTGTTTGTACTCTGTTAACGTAATTTCTATCTTCTGGTCTACTTGTTTGTAGTACATAATCCAAGTTTTCTAAACGACCAGTTAAGTTGTCTAGTTGAAGTTGTTTACCTTCTAATCTTTTATCCACTATGCTTGCTTCAAGTGAATAACTGTCTGATGTAATTGAACTATCAATATGAGCCTTGGAAAGGAATCCAAAAATACCCATTGAAGTTATTAACATCAATACCACGACTGCTGTCGTGAAATATGCACGTACTAAATTATTAATACGTTCCCATTCGTAGTGTAGCCAAGCAGCACTCACAATTTTTCCAAATTCTAATACTGAAGCCATAACTAAAATGCTCAACGCTGCACCACTGAAAATAGTCATCAATCCTATGATGCTAAAATACGCTGCAGTTGATGCTAGCGTTAGTGATGTAAATAGTGTTAACCATTTCATAATTCTTTAAACGTCTCCTTCAATGCAGATACGAGGTCTTCCATCATACCATTAGTGTGTAATGGTGTTGGTGTAATTCTAAGTCGTTCAGTACCAACATCGACTGTTGGATAATTAATTGGTTGAATATAAATTCCATACTCGTTTAATAACCTATCTGACATTGCTTTAGTTCTTTTTGCATCTCTTACCATCACTGGAAGAATATGCGTTGTAGATGCTTCATGCACCTCTATATTATTATCTATAAAAAGTTCGCGTAGCGTTTGAGCTCGTTCTTGATGTTGTTCTCTTAATTCGTTATGTTCTTTTAACCATCTTATTGAAGCAATAGCACCTGCACACATAACAGGACTTAACGATGTGGTGAATATAAATCCACTGGCGACACTTCTAATGGCATCTAAGACAATATCTTCTCCAACAATATAACCACCATGGCCACCAAAAGCCTTGCCTAGAGTGCCATTTATGATATCGACTCTATCAGATAGACCTAATTTTTCACAATATCCAGCACCTGTGTCACCATAAAGTCCTACTGCATGAACTTCATCAATATATGTAATTGCATTATACTTATCTGCAAGGTCACATATTTCTTTGATTGGTGCAACATCTCCGTCCATACTATACACTGATTCAAAAACAATACAAGGAACTTGATTGCTCATTTGAGCTGTCTGTAATGCCAACTCTAATTCGTCCATGTTATTATGTTCCCAGATAATTTTTTCAGCACGACTATGTTTAATACCCATAATCAATGATGCGTGATTTTTATTATCTGATACGAAACAAATATTTGGAATGATTCGTGATAGTGCAATCATCGTCCATTCATTAGCAACATAAGCTGATGTGAACAATAATCCTTTTTCTTTTTTATGGAGTTTTGCTAGTGTTCTTTCGAGAGTAACGTGATAGTGAGATGTTCCACCAATATTTCTTGTACCACCACTTCCCGAACCTGTCTTGTCGAGCGCGGTTTGCATAGCATCAATAACATATTTGTTTTGACCCATGCACAAGTAATCGTTGGAACACCAGTTAACTATTGTTTTTGGAGAATATTTAGAATACCAGGTTGCCTTAGGAAAGTTACCTCTTTCACGCACTATGTCGTTAAAGACTCTGTATTTTCCTTCGTCTTTTAATGTATCAATAACATTCTGAAAATATGCTTTTTCAATCATCGCTCACCTTTTTAGGCGTAAGCTTCGTCCCAGTTCCCTTGTAATCCAGCAACTTCATATTCAGTTACACGATTTTCAAAGAAGTTTGTATGGTCAGCACCATTCAATACCCATTCTAACCAAGGAAGAGGATTATCCTTTACCTTAAAGTTAGTCTTCATACCAAGTTGAAGCAGCCTTCTGTCTGTAATATATCTTATATATTCTTTTACTTCAGATTTCTGGAGACCATCGATTTCTCCCATTTCATAAGCTAAATCAATAAACTTATCTTCAAGGTCAACGATATCTTTTGACATCTCATAGATTTCTTTCTTAAACGAATCATCAACTACACGACTGTGTTCTTTACAAAATGTTTTGAATAGTTTTGAGTTACCTTCAACATGAATACTTTCATCACGAATACTCCACTCTACAACTTTACCCATACCTTTCATCTTTCCAAATCTTTGGAAATTCAACAGCATTACGAAAGATGCGAATAGAGCAACTCCCTCGTTGAATACAGATTTAGCAAGAGATAAACCAAGACCTCTTAATGTATTAACATCTGCTTTTCTCATGTACTCAATTTTGTCAGCCATTTCAGAATACTCTAGGAATGCGTGATATTCACTGTCTGGTAAACCTAGTGTTTCATTTAATAAAGCATAAGCACGTTGGTGAATACCTTCACGAGCTGCAAAGGAACCTAACATATTACGTACTTCGTTATTCTTAAACTTAGGAATAAATTGGTCATAATAGTTTTGACCAACTGCAACATCAGATTGAGTAAACAATCTTAAGATGTTTGTAATATATTCTTTTTCAGTAGGTGTAATCTTACCACCTTTCCAATCAGATACATCTTCAGACAAGTCAAGTTCATCTTCAATCCAATGTGCTTTTTCGTGTCTTGTTGTAATTTGGACTGCCCAAGGATAATGGAATGGCTTATATGTTTCAGAGAATTCTAATAATCCACCTTGCTTCTTAATCAGTGTATCACTTACTTCCATAAGGTCGTTGTAAGTTCCAATATGTTTATCATCAATAAAAATTTGTGGTACTGAGTTTACAGTTTTACCATTTGAGAATTTTTGATAAAAAGCTAATCTTTGTTCTTCATCATCTAAGATGATTTGAGTATAGCTCATACCATGTTGAGTAAACCAAGCTTTTGCCTTTTCGCAAAAAGGGCAGTTTGATTTAGTATAAATTGTTATATCCATTTTTCTATCCTTGACAAGCAACGCACTCATCTTGACTCTCCTCTGAACCGTTGTTGAATTTTACTGCGTCTGGGTTAATAATATCATCTAACTTTTCTCTTTCAATTTTCTGTGCTACATTCTCTGCTCTGTTAGATGTTTCTGTTCTTAAATAATATAATCCTTTACATCCTTGTTTCCACGCTTGATAGTGGACTTGATGTAAAGTTTTCTTATCACACCCTGCAGGGAAGAAGATGTTTAGTGATTGACCTTGACATAGGTACTTTTGTCTTTCACCTGCTAATCTGATAAGTGCTAATTGATTTAATTCAATTGCTGTTAAAAATACTTCTTTCACGTGGTCATGTAAAAAATCAAGATGTTGTACACTACCACCGTTTGTAATAATTGAAGACCAAACCTCTTCGTTATTCTTTCCAATCTTTTCAAGCTCGGCTTCGAGGTATGGATTTTTATTTAGGTGAGAACCTACTCTTGTACGAGAAGTAAATGCATTTGCTTTCCAAGGTTCAATACTTGGAGATGTATTTACAATCATAGAAGAGTTTGCGTTTGGAGCAATAGCTAACATATGTGCATTACGTCTTCCAGTACCTTTCATATCTGGAGCCTCACCTCGACGTTTACCCATTTCTAATGTTGCTGCTAATGCTTCATCTTTAATGTGTTTAAAGATTCTTTCATTCAATCCTGATGCGTACTCGCAATCAAATGGTACTGAATGTTTTTGTAGATACGAATGGAAACCCATCGCACCTAAACCTAATGACCTTTCTTGTTGAGCGGAATATCTTGCTTTACTAATTTCATCACCAGCATTGTCAATAAAGAATTGAAGAACATTATCTAAAAATACAGTTAAGTCTTTTACCATAGGTGTACTTACCCATTCATCAAACTTTTCAAGATTAACTGATGATAAACAACAAACTGCTGTGCGTTCTTCGTTGGTCACAAGGTGAATCTCATTACACAGATTAGACCCCTTAATTTTTAAACCCATTGCTTTCTGTGCGTCAGGTAAAGCACGGTTTGCAGTATCAATAAAGTTTAAGTAAGGTTCACCTGTTCTATATCTTGTTTCTAAAATATGTTCCCAAAGTTTACGTGCTGGCATAGTATCACGTACTGATTTATCATTAGGGTCTAATAATTCCCATTCAGCACCTGCTTCAACTGCTTCCATAAACTTGTCTGTAATATTAACTGCATGGTGTAAGTTTAAATTCTTTCGATTCACATCACCAGTTGGAATACGCATATTAATAAACTCAACGATATCTGGGTGGTCAACATCCATGTATGCCGCGTACGAACCCTTACGTGTACGTCCCTGTCTATATGCAACCATGTCAGCATCAACTGTATGAAGGAAAGGCATAGGACCTGGTGCTTTCTTTGAAACAGCACGAATGTCGTTCCAATGTCCACCAACACCTCCACCTTTTACAGACAACCAACGAAGTTCTGCTGTGTGGTCTATAAGACCATCTAATGTATCTGGTACATAAGTAAGGAAACAACTAATAGGTAATGCTTTAACCTCTTCTCCCTTGATTGGTGCATTCGAAAGAACAGGACTTGCATACATAAACCAACCTTTAGAAACGTAATCATATATTCTCTGTGCGAGTTTTAGATTACCACCACAAAAAGCGACAGCTGCTCGTGCATATGCCATCTGAGGAGATTTCTCGTCCTCCCTACAATAATAGTCTTTTAGTAATTTAAAAGACTGTTCAGAGAGAATCTTATCTCTTTTACTGTCGATTTCTATGCCCAAATGTTGCATTTGTTTCTCCTGTTAGTGTACGTAATTAGCGGCCATAGGAAAGATTCTTGTAATTACACAAGCGATTTCCCTTGCCAATTCGATATGTTCTTTTTGAGTTCCATTCCCACTTCGTAATTCGATGAAATGTATCCAAGAACGTAATGTTCCGTTTACATATAATCTCGAAACTGTGAGACCTTCTGGTAGTACTGCACGTGCTTGTTCTTTTGCAATACCTTGTTCAATTGCCCAATTATATAATTCTTTTGATTGTCGGATAAAAGCCTTTTGTTTCATTCGAAAATTCTCATTGATTCGTCTGTGTGTTTCATCATTCGAATCTATATCTATACTATTTTGTCTGTTGGTTTTATCCTGTAGTCTTGCATCCCTCGTTACGAATTCTAAATCTTCTGTAGGGTCTGCATATCTTTGACTAAATTCTTGAAACGAAAAAGACCTATGACGTAATAATTGACGTGCGATGTCTCTTGTTGTTTCGACTTCGATACAAGCACTAGTCATCTCGAAAGGTGACCAATGTTTGTGTTTAGCTAAGTAGTTAAGAAGCTTTTCACTTGTTTCAGTGTTAAGCTGATTTGAGGGATTTGATACTCTAGCACAAAACGCGATTAAGTCTTGTACATTATGTAATCCTTCTTTGAGGACCTCTTCCGAGGGTTGCGAATAACTAACCAATTTAGCATGCATTAAAGTTTTCTCCATTCAGTGAATTTCAGTTTAGCTTCTAAGCCTTTATAGATGTTGTCGATAATAAAATCTTCAACATTTGTAAGACCATTAAGAAACATTTCATTGATGTCCTTACCAGGAACATCGTTGGGCCATATACAAATCTTATAGCCCTGTTCTATAATTTTTTCCATGCGTTTATGAATCTCTTTATTTCGAGGTTCCGCATCGAAAACGAATATCGCATTCTCTTTTGCATGTTTGAGCGCAGATGTATTTCCTTCCGCTCCTGCCATCGCAACAGAATTTCTGAGGAACATGCTGTCTAAAGCACCTTCCGTGACCATGTATGGTCGTTTAAAGTCAACCTTATCTAATCCGAAGATTTTAGGTCTATCTTCAAACATAATTGTGATGTACCTGATACCATCGGGGTCAAACCCTCTGGCTGATACACCAAATATTTTTTTGTGTTCATCTAAAAAAGGAATCACTAATCGAGGTTCGTCTTTATCTATATTCGAGAACTTATCTGGTATAATACCATTAATCCATGCCTTAAATTTCGGCGCATAATAAAGACGATAATGATGATTCGAAGGAATCTTCCTCTTATCTATATAGGTTTTTACTGGGTGATTATGAGATAATTGTGATACTTTTTTAATCTTTTTTAGTGTTGAGTTGCTAGCAAAAGTGGGTTGTTCAAACTTCATTCCCTCTAATACAGGCATCTCCTTCTTTTTGTGTTTATTAATAAATTTTTCAGATGTGTAATCTTTGAACGCAAGAGGGTCGACTGTCTTGAGAAAGTAGGAAAAGGATTGACTTGCTCCGCAATTATGACAATAGTAGAACAAGTTATTGTCTTTCTCAAGGAGCCAACCCCTTGCTTTTGTTTTTGATTTTTGTGAGTCACCACAAAGTGGACATCTGAAATTAATCTTATATGGATTAGTGGACCTAATACGAAACCTGTCTAGGCGGCCACCTAATGTCTGTGCATATTGTATATCAACAAAATCAATCATATTATAAATCTATCTGTGGAATGAGTTGGGTATATTATACCACAAGGATACTGAAATGTCAACCGTTATTTTACGGTTTTGACTCTACCCGTTTTAGGGTCTACTAGATATGCGAAATATTCGACTTCAGGAAATTCTTTCTTAAGGCTTAGAAGAGCTTTTAAGTTATCTAAATGGTCATCAAACAGACGTATTCTTCCATACTCTCCTGTCTTTAGATACTTTCGAAACACCACTTTCTTATTTTCAGCAGCGTTTCTTCCACCAAGATTACCAGCACGCTCAACATATACACCTTCTCTACGATTTCCTAAAGGTATTCCGTGAGCTTCAAACGTTTTCATAAAGAGATTCTTATCGTCCATGTCAGCACGTGCTGTAACAATAATAACTCTACTACCAGTTTTCGTGGCATTCTTTATGATAGCTTTTGCTTTTTGGATTATTTTTCCGATAGGTGTTGCGGTTTGATAGAATATTTTTGACGATTTAAATTCACCGTAGTCCCATTCCTCACCAGACTTTAATTTATAATCGTTATATTCTTTAGGAGTAAGAGATTTAACCTGTTTGGTTTTCTTATTAAGAACACGTACACGAGCTTTAGATACAAACATCGTATCATCGACGTCAAAGATTGTCAATCCTTTCGAACCTCTTTTCTCTATCAAATATTCTTCGAATCTTTTCATATCATGTACTATTATATACTAGTTTTATTGAATTGTCAACTGTTTAGATGAAACATTGATACGTCTAAGAATTGCACTATGAAAGTGATAACTGCTATAGCACCTATCAACCACCATTTTAAGTTCTCAATATTTCTTATTCTTTCTTCTTGTCCGTCAACTTTTTCGTTTAAATCTTTTGCAATATTTTCGATGAGTCGTATTGTTTCTCTATGTCTATCTTCATGCCATTCACGACTACGTTCATTTACTTCTGCGTGTTTATTTCTTGCGTCTTCCATTGCTCTTACCATATCTGTTTTAAAATTCTGTTTATGGTCATCTAGTTCTTCTTTCAGCGCAAATCGAGCTTCAACGTTAATACGAGCTTGAGTATCTATCTTTTCTTCTAGGTAATCGAGTTTCTGGTCAAATCTTTCTATGATTTGTTGTTGCACAGCCATGCCTTTCGACAAGTCTGAAATCTCGTCTATAACTCCATCAACTTTATCAAAAAATCTTTCGATTTGTTTGAGGTCATTTTTTATGAGGGCTATATCTGTTTTGATGTGGTTTACAGTATCGTCTGACACCATGCCTCCAAGTTTTATAAGTTAATTAAACAACTAGCGCATGATTTACAATAGTATTTATCCACAGGATTTCCTACTGTCAACATTGGAGAGAAATTAATTAATCTTTTTTCTGAAACTCAGCGCCGACTGCTTGTTCATCATTTATGGTTACATTGCGGTAGTACACGACCACCTCTCCGAGTTCACGTATGTACCTACGAAGCTCTTGCATGTTTCCACTCATTAGTTCATAATCCTTTATAGTCGTTGCAACGAAGAGGGTGTCTCCTCCATTTGCCGCTTTGATGTCATCTATGAATTTATCAAAATAAGTGTAACCGACTGGCCAATCTGGGTTTTCTCTATCTTCTAAAGAACATTCTTTGGGACGTTTTAATGTCTCTACACCTTCATCATTAAATCGAGGTGGGTCGAAAGGAATCGACCTCTTACATGGATTAACAATTACCGCCTCAGAAACTACGTACCATTTAGGCTCTTCGAGTTCTATAGGTCTTGGTAATGTTGGTTGAATGATTTGAATTTGAACTGGTTTACTAACTATCTCGACTTCTTTAGTAAAGAAACCGCCTAATGTAGAACAACCACTAATTAGAAGGAGTGCCAGAGAGCTCGCTAATAGCTTTACTGTCATTTTCAATCTCCTCAAATACTGCTTTGGTTTCGTTATTCACTCGAGTCTCAATCAAGCCCGGCTTCATCAGCGCGAGCTTGTCGAGATTATGTCTTCTGAAAATATCGAGATAACGGTCTTTTTCTGCCTCTATTTCGGCAGTCCTACGAGATAGGTCATTAAGAGCTTGACCTTGTTTCTCATAAGATTCTTTCATTGCGTTGAATGCAGCAGCTTGCTCTTCAATCGCACTTTCAAGTTTGACATTATTTTCTTTTAATGTCTGGTTCTCATTAAAAAGCCAATAACTCGTACCACCAAGTACGAGTATCAATGTTAAAAATATCTGGTTAAACACAGATTATTCTTCGTCCTTGACTTCGTATCCTGCAGCCTTTGCTAACTTAGGATGTATATCAGCTGCTTCTTCTTCATCATTATGATAATGATTTACAGCAAACTTCCATAAGTCTTTTGCATCACCAGATACATCGGCAGTGTCGTCACCGGTCTTCTTAATTTTAATTCTATATTTCTTTTCGGCGTCAGCTTTATGTTTGTCATCACCAATATAGTCGATATCGATTACTTCTTCACTTAACACGTGAGACCAATCAATCGTTATTGTGTGTTCGCTAACTTTTTTTTTAGCTTTAGACTCTTCTTCGTCAGACTCGTCTTCGTCCTCATCTTCCTCTTCGTCAGATTCGTCCTCGTCCTCGTCTTCCTCATCTTCGTCTTCGTCTTCTTTGACTTTGCCTTCAGTCATTTCTTTGTACTTTTCTTCTAAAGAAGCGCGAATTCTAGAATTCATTTCCTCTTCAAAAGCCTCTTTCATTTTAAGAGGATTGTTATCAATTGCTTCCGCAATTATTTTTTCAATAGACATTACTATTCTCCTATTTAAATTAACTTAGCTCTGTATGTAAAACCCGAACCACCTGGTTGAATTATATCTTCTAATAAAGCGTTATAGTATAACACATCGTAACCAATGTTTTTATCATCGTCATCATCTGGACTCCAGTTGGTAACGTTTCCACCAGTCTTTATATGTGCACTTATACGTTTCGAAGTATAATCTGATAATTTAGTTCGGTAATCACATCTTTGTTGAATTTCTCTTAATCCGTCTTCATTTTCGAATGAACTAGGATATACAACTGTATCACCACCCTTATATTCTGGGTCTTCATCACCAGGGTCAAATCCTAGCATTTCATCTAAAGGTACTTCACCTTCTTCATTCATAGCTTCCACTATCTTCTTAAGGTTTACTGCACCTGCAACTTGGATTGCAACTTGTTTCATGTCCTCTGGGTCTGGACCATCGTAATCATCAGAATCATCAGAACCAGAGTCATCAGCTGGTGATGCTTTGTCAGAATCAGGTGTTTCACCTTCATCATCATCTTTAGAATCAACATCAGAGAAAACCCTTGGGTGTTTCTTTTTTGCTTCTTCTTCATCACCATAATGTTTTGCTAAAAAGTCAGCAACCTTTTTATGGTCACCAGTTACAGCGGACTTTCCATCTTTGTTCGGGGCGCCAATCTTGATTCCATATTTTTCTGAATCAGATTCACGCTGCTTGTCACTACCTTTATATTCGATTTCCACTTTATCAGTGTCGACTGCTTCATTAATCCCGTTGTATGCTTCTTCTAAAGCAACACGAAGACGTGAAGTCATTTCGTCTTCAAAGGCTTCTTTCATCTTCAACGGATTGTTGTCAATCGCGTGTTGAATAATTTTATGTAATGACATTTTTATTCCTATAAATGCTTGTTTTGTTTATTTATTAAACTTCTTCCATCCGTGACATGAGGCGCTCTGCTCTGTTTGTCACTTGACGATACCATTTGGAATCTCTACCTTCAACTGCGGCAGTTTTCCAATCACCTTCTAATAATGCAGCATTAAATTTTTTGAATCCACTCAAACGAGTACGACCCATGTTAAACATCATGTTAACCAAGATTTGCTGGACTTCGCCGGGAAAGTCTCCAAAGTTCCCTTCTCCGTATAGAGCGTGACATTCTCCGAGGGCAATGTCAAAATCTCTGTCGAAACACGTCCTAACTCTTTCCTCACTAACTTCTGTACCAACTGGTTTTCCAAATTCCTCGTCACTGTCGAGGATAAGATGACCGACTCCAAAAGTGGGATACCCGAGGTGGTCGTTATAGATGGCATAGACAACTCCTTCGTCGATTTTTAGTTGTTCGAATACTGCTTCTTTATCTTCAATTTTCATTTTCTGACATCCTTGACATAAAGTCAATAAAATTTTTCTTTTTATATTTACCTTGAGCTTTCTTAGACACGCCAGGTTCACCTGACGCACCTACACCCAAACCTGCAATAGCACCGCCACCGACTCCGGTGACTTCTTCAACATCGTCCATATATCCTTTTTCATTAAGCCATTTCTCAACTGCTTGTCTTATATCATAAGAAGATGAGTTTGCTGTTTTTAAATCGAGTAATAATTTACGAAGTTCTCCTTTATCATCTTTAGAAACTTTTTTCTTAGCTTCATCTAATTTGATTTCTTGTTCTTCGATAATGTCTGCATATTCCTCGACGAATCGATTCATAGCATTCTCAATATACTCTTCATCTATTTCAGCACTTTCAAAAAGAGTACCAGTTTTATTTTGGTATTCTTCAGATTCTTTAATTAACCAAAGTGCTGCAGCATAACTCGCTAACCTTGTTTGGCCGCCTGGTAATTTAGCTAGTAGTTTTTTAAGATTTAAAATAAGTTGGTCAAATATACCAAATGCTTTCCTTTGAGATGCTTTCGTAAAGTCACGTCGACGCACAAGTATATTACCTTTTGCATCGATAATTCCTTCTTTAAAAGCAGCCCATTTATTAAAAGGCGTAACTAGCCTCTTAATAAAACTAAAAACTAAAAATAAATCAACTACCATTTAAATTCCTTTTAACCTCTCCATAATAAGCTCATCACTTATTATACTGTCAGCGTTGATACTAATATCATCGTATCCTATGACTGGTGGCATAAAGTTTAAGTATTCAACAAAAGGTTTTAAATACTCGTGATACTCATGCAACCTCATAAACAACATATTAGTAGCAATTGGTCCAAACACATTGAATATTACAATGAGATGGTTTAAAATCAACCTTTCTTTCAGTTCACCTTCTGCTCTGTATCGACTGAATAATTTTCTGAGGTATTGGAACCTCTTCATATCTTCTTCAAACTCTGACATCTCAGTACACTGAGGATTGTCATAATGCTTCATTGCATATAGCAGAAAGGTTGATTCTGTTAACTTCATAATGAAAAAAGGTTTATGTTGTTGCTAATATTAGCTGTCAGCTACGATTGTGTCTTCAACCGCTGTATTTCCTGTAACACCTAAGTCACCAGCATCAGATTGAGATACCTTCATTACTACGATGTTTTCAGCTTTGTGACGCGTATTTCCATTTTGGTCTGTGTATGTGTTATACAAGTTCCAACCTGGAGTCTTAAGACCTTTTGCTCTGTTAGATGCAACACCTGCCTCTGTCAAGTCAACGAATACTGCGTTGTCTTTGTCGTGAGACTTATTAGTGTTATTTACATCGTCTTCGAGCCACTTAGGTATGCTGCCAGCAGCGTCTGTTTTTCCCCATAGTGCCATTGTTATTCTCCTGTTTAATTTAACGTTAAATTATAACAAAAATTACTTCAATGCTTCTTTTGAAGCTTTATAAACTGTATCTACTAATTCAGCTTTTTTCTTTCTTTTATCAAGTTCGATACCGAGGACTCTACCTTCTTCCTCAAGCTGAGCTTTAGTTAATTTATTTAATTTAGCTTTAGTAAAAGCGGGTGCCTTTTTAGGTGCAACCTTCTTCACAACTGGTTTCACAACCGGTTTTTCAACTTTCTTGTTTAAACCAAAAAAGTCTTTTAGCCATTCAATTAGTGCTTTCATAATATCTCCCATATTTTTATTACTAATTAATTATATATTAAGATTATCTTGGTGTCGGTTGACTCAAGATTCTATCTTTTTCTGAATCAGAAATCTCTTTAGCTTTATCTCTATATCTTTCACCCTCGCCATAAGACATTCTGTCGTATCGAGCTTGACCACCAGCTAATGCAATTGCAATTCTGTGATAATCATGAGAAGAATAGCCGTCTTTGCCTTTTTCTAATCCACCTTTGATGTGTTCATCAACTTTTTTTTTCACTTTAGCTTTTGCAGCTGATTTAAGATAATTAGCGTTTAAAGAATCGCATCCACCTTCTTTAACTTCTTCGCCGTCATCATCTTTACCTTCTTTATCTTTTGCGATGGCTTTCTTAATTGCTTTACGCTTCTTGTGTAGGTACTCATCTGAATCATCTACATCACCATCATTGTCGATATCTGCATCTGCTTGACCGACTGGGTCCATTTTCTTAGCTTCATCCTTTTGGTTTTTATATAATATAATACCTGCTTGAGGATGATAAACATCGTCTTTAACATCGTTAACTGTTTCAGCGTCCTCGTCTGCACCTAAGTATTTTTTAGCATAAGAAACGATAGCTTTCTCATCACCTTGTAAAATTACTACGGCGCCAGGATTAGAACTCCCAATCTTTTTCATAGTAAAACCTTTCTTATCTGCGATTTTACCAGTGAAGTGGCTAACTTTTAAATTAGCTTCAACTAATGGTTTACGGACGGATGCTTCCATAAACATATCAATTTTATCTTTAAATGACATTTCAGTCTCCCTTATAAAATATTTTAAACTATTTATCTTTTGGAGTTATCTTAATTATTAAATTATTAACTCCCTTTATTATTCTGTGGTACTCGTTTTCCTTAATCGTAAACTTCATACCAGGTTTTAATAACCAAGGTAATGCACCTTCCCATTGAAATTGCCAACCATCTCCTTCGAGAATTTCAATTTCACGTGTTTCATTATCTCTATGCCAAACGAACTCTTCGTCTGGTTTATCAACAAAAAACACCCGACGGTCTTGCACGTCAAGGTAAGGATTCATTCTTTGTTCCTCTATTTAATTAAACCAGCAATTAGCTTAACACCATCAATAATTTTCTGTGCTAAGATTTTGTTTTCTTCTAATTCTAAATCTGCATCTATCTTAGAAAGGTCAACTAAATCTTCTACTAATTCTTCGTATTCTGACTGATTTAAATCTCCGTCTTCTAAAAGACTTTTGTACTCAAGAACTTTTTGTTCTATTTCAACTTGCCATACTTCTAAGCTCATTTCCTATCTCCAAATGTTTCCAATGCTGTAGATGTTATATCATGTATGTTTGTTCTTTTAATCTTACAATATGCTTCGCTTGGTTCATCACGCTCTACTAACTCAGATGTTAATCCGTGAATACCAGCGTATATATCTACAATATTAGAATTTAATCTGTGTTCTGCATAAGTATGCAAGTACATAGCTCTATAATTCATTTGACTTAATGTAGATTTAGTACACCAACTTGATTGAGGCATAATAGAAATCACATTTAATTCTACTAATTTGCCATATTCAACGTTATCAAATTCGCTAGGTAAATATTTACCTACGTTAGCACAACTACTTAATAATAATGCTAATGTTCCTATTAAAAAATATTTCATAGTGTTTACCAAAAATATGAGCCGCCACCTTTAAGTCCTAATGATTTTGCGTATTTAGGCAATCTACATGCCCAATAACCAGGACTTAATTTATCTGTTTTTGTATCACAATTATGTCGAGCAGCGAATGACCTTGCAGCGTCTCTATCATTAATTTTAGAGGTCAACCCACCTTTCTCGTCACCGAATTGAATCTTCTTAACATTACCTGTTTGAGGATTGCGTACATATACAACATACTTTTTATCACCAGAACTTCGCTTCGGTTTGTTTAGTTCTGGTTCTTTTTCTTCCTCAAACTCAATCATTGGTTGTTCTAAAGGAACTGTAACTCCTTCATACAAACCAAAGTTTGATTCATTTAAAAAATCGTGAAATCCTTTCATTAGACTTTAATGCTCGCTCTCTTCAGAGATGCTAAGACGTTCTTAAATACTTTTTTGTCCATGTGAAGAACATCAGCCATACCTGTAATTGGAGCACCTTCTAAATTTTTTGGAATAGAATTACCAGATGCAGTCATTGCTCCACCCTTTGATACTTTTCTATCCATTACGATAGCAACATCATTTCCGCTAACACATACTTTAAACTCAGGTGATGCGAATACACACTTAAGATTAGAATCTGTGAGGCTGAAATTTTCTTCTAAATCTACACTTTCATCAACGCCAGCAGCCTTTTTAATCTGACTAATTTCGTCTCTTAATCTGTCAGCTAAAATTTCATGGTCTTTAATTTTCTGTCTCAGTTTACCAACTTTATCCTTGTCGGCATCACTTAATTTGGCGTTACCATATTTGTCTGTTAGCTTTTCTTCTAAACTTTCAGGTAGGGAAACTTTCTTAGCGCGTTTTCTCATTTTATCGAGTAAGTTACGTGCCATAGTTTTCATTCTACCTAATAAAGCTTTTTCTTCAAGTTCTTCCCAACCTTCGATTTGTGCTTCTTCTCTATAATCTTTACGAATATGTTGAATTGCTCTCCACAATTCTTCACGAGTCATTGTATCACCAGCACCAACATTAGAATATCTTGTCATGCTGAACATCTTTTCCATTTCGTTGTAAATAGCTTCGTTGTCTAATTTACTCTTTGCATATTTTCTTAATTCGCGGTTTGCTTCAGCATTGAGCTTTGCATTTTCTCTTTCACTGTCTCCAATAAAAGCAAAGTAATAATCACCGTCATAGACTGGGTATGATAGAGATAACCAAGACTTCTTCAACGCACTATTGTTATGATACTTTTTAAATGAATCTTCGTTATCAATAATCCATTGTTGTTCTTGCTTATTAACACCTACTGCTCTTGCGTAATCTTCAATGGATTGTGGTTTTGACATTGCTGCTTCATTAATTGTTTCTTCATTTGTACCACAATATTGTGCATATAGTTCGTTGAATTTAGCTTCACTACAACCATATTTTTCTTTTATCTTTTCATACATTTCATGTTTAGCACAACCTGATGCATGAAGTTTTTGCATTTCTTTAACACAAGAACCTTCGTTATATTCTTGTAAACCTTTAATCTTTGGTAAACCATACCAATCGTAAGTAGCGAATCGAGCGATACTCTCTGCGGATTCTTTAATCTTTTCGTTATAAGCATAACCTTTTAAAGGCTCATCTGCTTTAACTCCAGCTGGTTTCTTTTTCTTTTTACCAACAGAAATATCATCAACTTCTACTTCAACTGTATCTTTTTCTGACTCTTTTGTATTCTTTTTTAATACATTAGGACTTACTTCGTGAGTTTCATCACCGATACCAATTTTAACATAGTCTTTTCCATTTCCTAGTACCGTTGCTTTCTTCCCTTTGTATGTAACAGTTGAACGCTCAGGAAATTCAGAGGCAATCCTAGCGATATCTGATTTTAAACTTTCATCGATACATTGTTGTAATTCTTCTTTTGATTCAAATGGTACTTCTTTATAACCTTGACTCTTAAGGTCAGCAATCTTCTTCTCATTACCTTTACGCTTCATTGAAGCACGATGATGTCCACTTGCATCGTCTTTAGCTAACTTAATATACAGGTGTCTATCCTTTTTAGGTGTAGACCATTTCTTGACTAAGTCGTCTCGGCCATAGAATGAGCCTTCAGTATGTTGTTTGAAACTTTTCATTTCCGTTCTATCCTCCGAATTCGTGTCCTGCAACACGTTTCATTTGTTTGTTAAATTCTTCTTGTGAAGGTTTGTCTTTATATAACTTAATTGTGAGGTGAGCTTTTTCTTTGCCCTTAATTCTCCAATTATAACCTTTCTCTTTATGTTCTGGTTTGGTTGTTTTTACAACTCGTCTTTTATAACCTGCTTCCCAAGTTTCTGATTTCTTTTCTTCAAGCTCATTCTCTTCATTCTTTAATCGAGCATGACCTTTACGTTTAAAATCAGTTTCTACTTTTTTCTTAATTAAACTAGCAACCACATTAACATCGTGTAGTTTACCTTTTTGTAAATCGTCATTTAACTTACGACTTATTAATTTAAGTAAACTCGCAACGATTGCAGAATTTGATGCTGCTAAAGTTGCTTCATCTAAATCCTCACCCATAACCAGTGTCTGTAATTGAGAAATCATAGTGTTCAATACTGGCAATGGAAGTGTTTGAAGAACCTGAGCCTGTTTAGACGTTAATCCTTTAATCTTACTTATTGCCTTCTTAATATCTATACGTTTTTCATCAAGGGTTTCTTCTGGTACACAATTAGGAACCATTTTCTTCCCTTTCTTTTTCATACCGACTTGTTTATAACCGTCCCAACAAGTCTTTTCGTATTGATATTCCAGAAAGCTTTTCACTTATTTCTTTCCTTTTAAATCTCTTATTTGGTCTCTTATATCTTGGATTTTCATCATTTGCTTCTGTGCCAGTTCTTCTTGCTCATCAGCACGTCTTTCATTAGCTTCAACACCTGAGTGACCTTTTTTCCTTCCTTCCGAAGCAGCTTTTCTGTATTTACGTTCTGCCTCGTCGTGAACAGCTTGTTGATTATAATGAAATTCTAATTTCTTTTTCAATCTTTCAAGTTCTGGTTCTTGTTTTGGTTTTGAGACTACTCTTGGTCCTTGGTTTCCATCGTTACTGTTATCTCTATAACCAAAGTGCATACCACGAAGTCCCTCAAAGATTTTTTGTAACTTCATATACTCTCTGTCAATAACAAAATCTCTATCTACAGGAACAGTTCTCTTACCACCATTATATGTAAATGTAATTTTCTTATCGTCAGTTTCTGGTCTTATGATTTTTCCACCATTGCTTCGTATTTGTTTTTCTACTGTAGAAACTGCAACTGCACCTTCCATTATTTCTTCATCGATAGCAAGGTCTTCATCAAATAAACCAGCATCTCTCATTTGTTTTTGAGCATCTCTTTTCGCTCTTGCATCCCATTTAGCACTTGCCTTCTGTCTCTTTTCAGCGGCTTTCTTAATCATTAAATAACGTTTTGCTTTTTGGTCTGCAGTCATTGCTTCAGGTAATACGTCGAAATCGAAGTTTTCAGTAATACCATCATTGATATGTCTTCCTGCTTGGAGATTAGAGATTTGTCTTTGATACTTTTGAATATCTTTCTTTTTCTCTTGTGCCTTTTGTCTCCATTCATTACCTGTATGAGCACCGAACTTTTCATTACCTTGTGCTGCACTAGCTAATTTCTCGAATTTTCTAGCACGTTCTTGAGCGCGTTGGATTTTTTCTTTAATCTCTGCGATTTTTTCCATTGCTCTACCTCTATCACCAGAAGCATCTCTACGTCCTTCAGGAGTTTTAGCAAATCTTCTCTCATAAGATGATAGTGAACCTCTGTAGTATCCATCTTCTTCCATAAGAGCATCTACGATGTCACACTGATGTTCTTCATTCGCTCGTCTTAAAGCATCTGCAACTCGAGGATGTTTTTGTAAACCTTTTTTCAATCTTGAGATTTTTTGATAAGCTGCACTATAATTACCCTGCTTATATCTTGGGTCATTAGCAATACCTATTGCCATTTTAATATCTTTAGATGTAATAGGACTATCGAAATCGTCTCTTTCTTTTTTCTTATCGAGTTTTGCTTGCGCAGTATTGACACCAGAAATTCTTTTATTTAACCTTGAGGCAGCGTCAGGATTGCCCTTCGTCATGTCGCCGGACGCTTTACCTGCGTCACTTGTTGCCTTCGCCACATATTTTCTTAGTTTATCCTGTGAGATTTCATCTAAATTAGACTCTGGTAAAGACATAATAAATTTAGATACCTTTTGCTTAGGTCCTTCTACGGATATATCTAAACCGCCACTTCTTGATTTTTTACTGTGTGGTTGTAGCCCAGCTTTCTTAGCGAGTTGAACTGCGACTCTTGCTGTGTCTGCGTCCATATCCACTAACTGAAATTTTTCATGACCTTCTTCTAATTCTTCACCAATACCAGCACCGCGGTATTTACTATGGAAACTACTACCAGGTTTTGCATAACTTCTTGCGAGTTGAATCTTATCTTTTTGGTCTTGTTTTGCAGTACTACCTAATCGAATATGTCTTGCGGCTGCTTGCATACAAGATTTTTCAGAACTGTAGATACCTAATTCTTTACCATCAACAGTACATTTCCATTTTCCACCTTGTGGAACTACTCTTACCTTTTTACCATCAATATTATACTCATTAGGTCTTATAGTTTTAGTTTGACTTGTTGGTTTTAATTCTTCTTCTACTGGCTTTTCAGGTTGAGTTCTTTTAAGCCACTTTTGAATGTCTGTAAATTTACCAGAAATGTGGAGCAACCACATCTTATTACCTTTAACTTTTTCAGATTTTGCATCGAGATTCATTGCCATTGCTTTACGTTCAGCCTTTGCAGCATCTTGTAATGTTTCAAACTTAAATGATACTGTCATTTCTAATAGATTAATATTAGTATTGTCAGCTGCAATCTCTGATAAACCTTTCTTTTTCTTTAATGGTTGTTCAGCAGTTTTACCTTGACCAGGTGTGTCTGATGCAAGTTTATCTTTTGCTGAAGTGGTTCCCCAGAAACCTGCTCCATGCTCTTCGAATAAATTTTTAAATTTCTTCATTAGTCCTTACCTTTATGTTGTTTCCACAAATCCGCGTCTGTTGTTTTTTGTGTTTTACCCCCGGTGGCAAAACTATTAACTCTTGCCAATCCCCACTGAGTAGGAGTAGTTCCGGGTCTGTGACCGGTTCTCCATGCAGCAACACCTCTATCGAATACTTTTTTAAGGATTCCATAAGGGATTCCAGTTTTTTCAGCCTTTTTCTTAAGAGATTTTTTAGGATTGCTTTCAAAGATGAAATCAAGTTCTTCCCCTATTTGCTCAAGTTCTTTAATTTTTGCACTACGTTCTGCTGCTATTTCTTCAGCTTTTTTATTAATTTTAAAACGTTTATCAACAACTACTGAACCATTACGTGCTAATAACATATGAGGTCTTTTCAAACCTGCTCTTTCGTAATTAGTTTCACCAAACATCTTTTTAAAATTTTTGGTGTGTTGACTTGGTTTTGTTTCTGCTGTAGCATCACCAGGTGCCGGTTTGTATGCTTTAGGATTATCATCGTCCATCTTAGCTTGTTTCTTAAATTGAGCTTTACGTTTGTCAGCTGTTGACTTTGCTAACCCAGTGTGATATGTTGGGCCTTCACTCATGCGTTGTTCTAATGTATATTCTTTATATGAGTGTTCAGCACTCTCATTTACATGTTGTAAAGCTTTACGAACTTCAGGATGCTTTGATAATCCTCTTTTAATCTTTTCGATTTCTTTAATGGCATAGTTCATGTTACCACCAAGGTCTAATGCCAATTCAATCGCTAATTTTGTCTTCTCATCTCGTGCTGCTCTTTTTGCAGCAGGGTTGTCTCTATAATACTGAGAAACTTCTCGACCAGTAAGTTTTGATTTACCCATTGGAGATAACGGGTCTAATTTACCATTCTTAACTCTCTCAGATAAGAAGTTCATTACTGCGTAGTCTAAAGATTCTTTCTTAAACTCTTTTGGTTTCTTTGGTCCTTTCTTCGCTGGGGAAGTATCAACCTTCATAATCTTAACCTTCTTAGGTTTCAACGGACTAGATTTCGCTTTCATTTTACTTGCTAATCTTGCACGTTCTGCCTTTTTCACTTTAGGTAAGAACCTACGCATTAAGATATCAATTCTATTCTTAGGAATCTTTTTAATTCTATCGTCAACTCTCTGTCTTGCACTATATGGCATATCACCATAATTAACTGCTTTAGAGAATCTCTTCTTAAGCATTCTATATACTAAACGACGAGCACGTCTTTTAAGAACGTCGACTGTTGCAACCCTCTTCATAGCACGTCTTCTTCCCATTCTGAGTTTACTTCTCATACGCTTCATTAACATTTTGCGCTTGAGTCTTTGTTGACGTGTTAGTGCTTCACCTATTAAATCTTCAGTGAGGTTTTCGTCCATAAAGATTTCATCTAAGAATTCATCATCGAAATCTTCAAACTCTATTTCCATTGTTTCTTGGAGTCCCATTCCAACTCTTACTGCATCATATACTGTTTTTGCAGAACCTTTGAGTTTGGTTGGTAATCCTTTCTTAAAGGAAGTAAAGTCTTCATCTGCAGCTGCTTGTCTCATCTTGGACGCAGACATTCCCGTAACGCCTTCTGAATCCGGGTCTCTTTCCCCAGCTGAGATTACTTCGATATTATTAAAAGTATAGTCTCTACCATTATATTGGTTGAGCATTCTACTAAATTCGTCTACACGGTCGGAACCTACAACAAGCACTAAATCACTATATTGACGTTGTAATTCTTTAGCAACTTCTATGATGGTGCGTGCTCGTGATTTAACAATCACTTTATTTCCGAATGCGCGTTTAGCGAATAAGATTTTTTGGTCGTATGTGAGTGGATTTTTTTTGGAGTCCTGAGTTTGAGATAAGTAGATTAGTGGTGTTCCGCCTTTGGATAAGGCAGTGGAAACGACCTTATTGACCAATTTTTCATGACCAACTGTCACAGGGTTCATACGACCAAATGATATAACAGCAACCCCTTTGCGAGGCGCTTCGTCTACGGAAGGTTTCGTATTTACGAACTTTTTAGGATTTAACTTTTTCTTGCCAATCTTTCTTAATTGAGGATTTGTTTTAATATTCTCTGCATCTTTAAGTTTCTTGGCAGCATCGGCAATTCCTGCATCAATGTCACCCATCTGGTCCTGTGTTCTTTCACTGGAAAATGGGTCTTCAGGATTTACCTTAGGTTCTGATTTAGGTTCTTCTTGGTCTATATCATCTGTGTCATCAGTTTCTGGTGTTGCATCAACTTTTCCATCAACTGGTTCTTCGTCGTCTTTTTTACCACGACGTTTTGCTTTCAACTCTTCAGGCGATTTAGGATTATCTTCTCCTGGTGTCGCTTCATCGAGTTGAGCTGACGATACACTATCCAAGAATTCTTGAAATGTTTGGCTCATCTGTTAAGTCCTAATTAAAATTTAAATCTACTCTGGTTTATTTATAATATTTTGAAAAACTGGAGATAAATTCATAGTTAACGTGTGCACTATTTGCCCAAATAGTTGATTCTCTCAAATATCCTATTGCAGGTGTTGGTGACATAATACACAACGGAATATTTGTTCTACGTTGTCCTCGTATAAAATATGCATTATCAACAGCACCTAAAACACCTTTTGTTTCTATTTCATATACAAGATTTTGTGCTGTTCTCTTTGTCATCATATATGCATGAGCACCTTCGTGGCCATCAATAGGGATTAATTCTCTAGGTTCGTTCTTAGCATCTAAAAATCTATAGTTCCAATAGTCTGGTAATTTATATCCTAAAGTAATTAAATAATTGTCTGGTACTTTAATATCAGGTTTATAATACATAATTGCATCATGTTCTAATACAATACCAACTTCGTCGTCACCCTCAGCAATCATTTTCCATATTTTACCATGTCCTGCACTACAACAATTTGCTTTTTGTGCGGGTCCTGGGTTAGGTAAATACTTTGGTGGTTCATAGAATTTCATTTTAATTCCAGTTAAACACCATGCAGCTTTACCCAACATGTTTTGATAACCTTCAACGTATTCCCAATCTAAATCAATAGCATCACATGATTCAGCACAACCTTTAGCATACTTTATTGATAAAGGGTCGTTAATTCTTAAAATATATGCTTTCACTTTGGGTCACCTTGAGGAGGAGTTACTAATTTTTGCATATAAGTATTTGCTTTGTTGAAATCATCAAAGGTTTTTGAATCACCTTTATATTCAACAATATACTCTCCTTCTCGAGGACACTTCAAAACTACTGCTGTATTTAAATAATTATTGTCGTTGTTTAAGTCCATTATACAATTCCATATCTTCTTTAAAGTGCGCATTTAAACCTTGTAGCGCTTCTATGTCGAATGATATTTCACTTGATTTATCTTTTCTTGTATCTGTTTTATGTTTAGGTAAAGGATGTTCAATTACAATTTTATTATTATAACAGAATTGGAATAGTTCTTCTTCTAAGTTTTCATATAACCAAAAACGTCCTACTCGTTCTTCACCTATTTTTAATAAGTCTGATTGTCTAATAGCAGAATTAGCATCATTATCGAATACACCATTGTTCGTCCATGATTTATATTCTTCTAGAGATGCATCTCTTCCAGGTGTTCTAAATTTCTTATAGAAATAATAAAAGCTTTTTGCTCTATCAACTGGGTCTCTTAATAATGCGAATACATCGTATTCACGTGCTTGTTCTTCTGTAATAACACCTTCAGCCATTAATTGATTTAAAGTAAAATGATAGAAAGCATAAGGTCGATAACGAGATACAATACTCTCGTCTAGTGTTCCCGGCAAATTACTATCTTCTACTTCAGTGTATATAGCATCTGGGTCATCAACGTTTCGAATAAAGAAATCCGACAAACTACTTGATGCAGTTTTCGGCGTGCGTAAAAAGAGAAATTTATATTTGTGTGATAAGTACATTATACTCCCTGTGAATAATCAATACAATTAAATCCCATTCCAGTACTTCCCCATTTGTGGTCAGCATATATTTTATCTGGTCCATCATATCTTTGGGCACCATTAATATAAAACTGAGGAATGAAGTAGTGCGATGGGAATATTGTTAATTTGTGTTTAAAGCTTGGAACGAACTTCGAAAGGAATCCATTCCCTGTAGACACAAAAGGTTGTGGGTGTAATTGGTGTGGTTTTAACGTATGAAGCGTATCAATTAATAATTTAATAAACTCATTGCCAGGATTACATGCGAAAATAGGTTGAACAAAATCTGGTCGACCTTTTTCATTTTCATAACATGTATAAGCATGGTCTTCTGGAGATTGCCATAACTCATCTGTATTCTCTAAACAAATCATATCAGCTTCAGCAATAAATCCACCATGTTCATATAATAATTCATATCTTATTAAATCAGATACACCACAAAAAGCTTTTGCATTATAGTAATGTTCTATTAAAGGTTGGTTATACCATCTTCTTTGTCTGAGCATAGCATCTGTAAAAATACTATATTCCCAATCAGGATGTTTATCTCTCCAAGTATACATCCACTTCAAAGGTGCTGGTCTGGGTCCAACCCAGATATGCATTAATTTCTTTTCAATGGTACAGTCCATTATTTTAATATCTCTAAAATTCTCTCTGCAATCTTTTTAAAGTCTTCTTTCGTTTTTCCACGAGTTGTTTCTGCTGCGGTACCGATTCGAATACCAGAAGTTTCTACAAAACTTCTTGGGTCGTTTGGAATACCATTTTTATTTACGGTAATACCATTCTCTTCTAATCTATCAGCAGCTTCTCTTCCTGAGTATTTGCATTTACTCAAGTCAAGTAATATAATATGAGAATCAGTTCCACCCGTTTGAACTGAAATCACATCCGATGTTTCAAATACTTCACACATTGCTTGAGCATTTTCTACAACGTTCTTAGAATATATATGGAATTCTTCAGTGTCAGCTTCGAGGAAGGCTTGTGCTTTCCCTGCAATCATATTCATTAATGGTCCACCTTGAGTGCCTGGGAAAATACTACTATTAATCTTCTTAGTATAATCAGGATTGTTCCATAATATAATTCCACCACGAGGTCCACGTAAAGTTTTATGTGTAGTTGAAGTAACAAAATCTGCATGAGGAACGGGACTTTCGTAAGCTCCACCCGCAATTAAACCAGAATAATGCGCCATATCAACCATTAGATATGCACCAACCATATCAGCAATTTCACGGAACCTTTCCCAACGAAGTTGACGTGGGTACGCGGACGCTCCCGCGATGATAAGTTTAGGTTTTACTTTTGTTGCAATACGTTCAATTTCTTTCATACTAATCCAACCACAAGCTTCATCTACTCCATAGGAATATGCATCATAGATTTTTCCACTAATAGTAACTGGAGCACCATGTGTTAAGTGACCTCCACTTGCTAAATCCATTCCTAGGATTTTATCACCTGGTTTTAAGAAAGCATTATATATTGCGAGGTTTGCGTTTGCTCCACTGTGTGGTTGAACATTCGCAAACTCACACCCGTAAATATCTTTGAGTTTTTGAATCGCAAGAGATTCAATTTCGTCCATGTGTTCACATCCATTATAATAACGTTTGCCAGGATAACCTTCGGCATACTTATTAGTAAATTCAGAACCACATAGTTTCATAACAGCATCTGATGCGAAATTCTCAGATGCAATGAGTTCAATTGTTGTTTGTTGACGCTTTAATTCTTTTTGATATATTCTATCAATTTCTATATGCATTGTTTTTCCTTAATGTGCGATTAGTGAAATAATATGTGTGAGTGCTTCTTCAGCTGGGTCATTAGAACCAAGTACATCGTATGAAATACCTAATCTATTAAATTGAGATATGATTTCTGTATCTATTTGGATACTTAATTCTTTGTCTTGTGCTCTACCATTTTGTTCAAAGGTTTCTGGTCTAGTGAGCATAAAATTTATATTAGAATATTTTTCATAAATCTCAAAAGCAATTCGGTCAATTAAATCTGAGTACAAAGGACCAGAATATTTTTCTCTATATAGAGGAGACAATAATACTGGACTGTCTGTAATAATATAATCAACTTTACCTGCTAATCTTAAAATTTTTCTATGTTGGTGAGCTAATACCCAGAGTTGGTCTTGAAGCATAGGGATGTTTCCTTCCCATACACATTCTTTGGCAAACTCATCTGTGAGTTCTACTTCATATCCCAACATTTTCATTCTATAAAATAATCCTGCGGCGGCCGTACTCTTACCAGATGATGGACCACCATAGAAATTAATCACTCTTGTTTTTGTCATGTTTTTTCAACTAACCATAAAAAATCATCTTCTACAATATAATTACCTTCACCATATAATTCTTCAACAGCTTGTTTGACTGTTGGGAAATGAATATCATGTCCGATAATCATACCACCTTTACGAACTTTTGGAGCCCATGCTTCAACATCTCTCATAACACCATTATAAGAATGGTCAGCATCGATAAAAACAAAATCTAAACTTTCATCTTCAATCTGCTTTGCGGCTTCAGTCGTATAATCTTTAATAATAAAAGCTCTGTCTTTGTATCCTTTACAGAAACTTACGAGGTCATTATAGTACGCTTCATGATTCCAAGCATGACCATTTTCACCTGGTGTCCATTGTTCAGGTCCATCATAACCTGGCTGAGCTTCATATAAATCAACTCCATATAGAGTAAGATTATGACATGTTTTAACTAGGTGTTTAAATGTTTCACCTAACCAAACACCGAGTTCTGCTCCTCTTGTCCACCCATTCTTTCGAACGTATTTTTCGATTGTAAGCCATCTCCAGATGTTTCCACCATCGTGACCTCTATCCATTATTTTTCCCATTGTTTTCTCCTGTTACTGTGCACAACAAATATTCTATATAATCAAATATATTATAACACATTTGGATTGAATTGTCAATTAATTTAAGACCAAAATATCATAATATAAGTTTGAGTTATTCTTCTGTCTCTTCTTTTGTATCTTCAATCAAAACTTTTTCTTCTCTATTAGGTAGTTTAAGTTTTGATTCGTCTACTGTAGGTCCTTTACCAAATATTGGACCTATATTGTATGGTGATGCTGTTAGGTTTTTAAATTGCAATTCCATTGTGAATTGATAACCTTGACCTGCACCTGCTTTAACATACCCTAATCTTTTTTCTGCCTGTTCCGCTTTAGTAACACCTTTAGATTGTACTCTAACACGCATTACACATGTATGACAATCGTCCCAAAGAGGAACCTTTTCTGTTCCGAACTTATCTCTATTTATTCTAGCTGGGTCACTGATTCCTAAGAGGTAAAATCCGTGAGTTGCAACATTTAAATAGTGTGTATACTTTAAATTATAATACTTTGAAATCGTATCAGAAGGCATTTGAAAGTAAATATCTGGGCATTGTTCTTTATCTAAAATATACCTTGTACGTAAATCATATCCATAATGCACTCGAGCATTTTCCATTTTAGCAGCCCAGTCCTCAGTCTTATCTTTTTGTAATAAAGGATAGTTTAAGTGTTGGTCACTAGGATGTGTAAAGGTGCTTTTCCTTCTCCACTTGCGTTCTATAACACTAAGCATATCAACTTTTTCTGCTAGGCCTTTTAGAAATTCTTTTTCTTCATCTCCATCAGTATCACCGTATGCATACTTACCCATACCTAAGTGATGAATGACAAGAGAACCAGCTGAAGCTAAACCAAGTTTTAATTCGCATCCATATTCTTTTCCTTCAAAAAGAATGTCTAAATCTGGTCTGTCTGATGCCGCGCCCGCGGGTGAGTACGTGGGTTTTACCCAATCGTATTTTTTGAGTGTCTTTGCAACTTCTCGTTCATAGGCAAACCCTTGTTGGGCGGCCATTTACTTATCCCAGCCTTTAATATACTCTGTTGAGAAGTTTGCTTTTGAGAATTCCAATCTATCAACGAGTTTAAGACTATTTCTTCCAAGGTGGTCGATAGCAACAAATCCTTCTTGACCTGTTACTTCAAATCCATCTTTTGTTTTAAGGAATGTTTTAAGTCCATCAACATGATTAAGCTTATCGATAACCATGTGTTTTGCATCAACTAAAAGATTGTATAGAGAAAAGATTGCTTCGATATGTCTCATATTCGCTTTAGAAAAATATTTCAATACATCATTACCAATTTTAATCTTAGCAGCCTTTGTTGTTGGTTGTTTAACTTTATCAGCTTGTTTCTGATAATATTCTTTAATGTATGCTTGTAAACCAATAAGGAAAGATTTTGGTTCACCAATACGTTCACCATCTCTTACCTTACTATTAATATAAGTGTTTACTCTTGCGTTTAATTCTGTGTTAGTACCTAATTCATTGAGTACTTTTGCTGGTATTCTTCTGAAAATTTTACCGGCATCTGAAAGAACCTTTGTTATATCAGTCGTTTCTTTTTCAGTAAAAGTTACGTTACCTGATTTATCTTCAAAGACTGCATCTACTGCCCAGACTGATTTTGGGACTTTGAGATAAGGTACAATCTTCTTTCCAAAACTTGCTGACATTGATTCAAAATCTTTTCCTCTGTAGACTGTATGCCAGACCACACCGATTTTTGAGGCATTAATTGTTTTTCCAAGGTCACTATCTTTTGGTACCGCGTAAACAATCGTGTTAGGATGAAAAGTAATATACGTCTCTCCATCGATAGTTTCAGTTTTAAGGTCGTCGTTCGTATATAAGAAATCACCTTGTATTACTCCTTCACGTAATCCGAGTTTTGAGAACTCGGCAAGGGCAACTTTGAATTTAGCATTCAAGTCACCTTTGATATCATTATCAATTTCTGCATTTGTTTTATAAATTTTTGGATTCTTATTAAAGACTCCTTTCTTTGCTACAAAGAACTTACCATCAGTTGGGTCAATCCCAGCAAAGAGTGCAGGCGCGCCATCCCATTTTACAGTTAAACTGACGGGAGCGGAAGTATGTCCAGCTAACATATCACGTATTGCTCTAATATAAGAGAATACGTTACGTGTTCCAACTACTCCACCATCAATGACCGCATCTTCCAAATGTGTCATGTGAAGATTTTTAGCTGCTTCCGATAAGTATTGTTTAAACGTTATCATGCTGGTAAATTAATCCTCAGAGGTTTGTAACCCTTTGTTTTCGCTTTCGCAATCCATTCTTTTGCTTGACGATTTTTAATTTCTTTGTTTTTAAATGCTGTGGCAAACCTATAACCTTCCATACCTGTCTTATTATAATCCATTCCTTCTGAATTGTCAAGGACTAAAAATTCTTGTTTAAAGAAAGTTTGAAATTTACCAATATTATTTTGTACTTGTTTCCAATAATCAATTACTGATTTATCAGGTAGAGAACGTGCTCTCTTTTTATTCCTGTCTAATGCAGTTTCTAAATCTGTGTTGACGTAAATCATTGCTACGTCATATCCAATACTCTTTAAGTCTTGTGCTTGATTTTTTATTTTATCGAAGTCCTTACCTGTTCCATCGATAACTAAACCTAATCGACCTTTAACATAAGAGTTTACTTGAATTTGTGTTAATCTTTTTGCCTTTCCTCTTACTGCTTGACCCATTGTACTAAAAATACTCTTAGGGTCCATTTCCATACCAGCTTTCTGCATGGCACGTTCAAATGCAATATCTGAATTGACCATTTTAAAACCGAGTGATACAATAGAAGATTTACCAGTGATAAAGGATTTACCTGAACCTGGTCCACCTGCTAAGAAAATTGCTTTAAAGATTGCTGGGTCGTTAGGACCCTCTTCAATTGATTCTCTCCATGTTTCAAATCTTTTATACATACTCGTCAAAATCTTCTGGGTCTAATCCCGCAAAACTAACTGAACCTGATACTGCTTTCTTTTCACCTTCTTTAACACCAAAGGTAACAATATTTTTACCTGTAGGTCCTACAATATTAATTGTAACTCGTCCTGCAGGTGGGTCTATTTTAATATCAGATAAATCTAAATCTGGATGTTTAGCAATAATTTCAGATTTTTTAGCGGTCGTAATTGCCATCAACATCTTTGTTTCTTTATCATTAAAGCCCATAATATCTAAGATACGTTCACCGAGTTGTTCAGTACCTTCGAGGTCTTTAATTGTTTGATATACGAGTTCTGCAACTCGAGGGTTGATAGGTTTACGTGCTTCTCCTCTTGCGGCTTCTAATTTTGTTTGGTCAAGTTTATCAATTTGAGCATCAGTTAAACCGCGTAATCTTTTTATCTTATCACGTACTGCTTGTTGTTTTTCTGGAGTTTTAGCTTTTAATAAATCTTTGTGGTCTTGTTTAATTTTATCTAAGTTAGAAGATTTTTGAATTAAATCAATAAGTACTCTGTCTGTTTTTGCCTTTTGGTCAAATTTAGCTGCATACTTATCTCCACCTAAGTGTCCGCATAAAGCTTTTGCGGTTGTATTTGCAAGACCTACAGTTTTCTTTCCATATAATTTTAAAGAATAACCATCAAGGATTTCTTTACCTTCTTTCATGATAGCAACACGAATGTCTGCTTTGAAATCGATTCCATCTTGGAATGCGAGATTATCGAGGTAAGCTCCTATGATAGTAGCTTTTTGAGCAACAGCATTTGAAATAAGAAAGTTCGCCATATCAAGAGAACCTTTCTTAATAATGGCGATATTCTTATTGTACTGTTTAGAATTAAAGGCTCTTAAGTCTTTATCCCATTTTTGAACTGTTTGGTTAATTGGTAATCTATACTTTTCGTAATCTTTAGATATATTAACCTGTTCACCTCTATGATTGAAGAGGAATTGACATACTAATGCTTCGTTATAGTTTCCTTTAATGGCTTCGAGTCCACCTTCAAGAAGAACATTATCATGTTGAGATAGAATATCTTCTTTGACTTGAGCGGGAATATTGATTTCGACTTCTTTAAATAGAGGAGCTCGTTTAACCTCACGATTAAAGAGCATTGCGATACCTCTTTTTAACGCTGTCCATGTTGCTTTAAGCTTACGAACAATGTTATCACCCATCTTTTTAAGAAAGCGGATTTCTTGTAATTCTAGGTTAATTTCCTCGAAACTTCTTACGTTCTCGCTAAATCTTTGAGGTTTAGAAACAGCAAAAGTGCTCTCATTTACTGGAGCACTTACTGTTTTTTCTTTCGAATTTTCTGACCTAAAGTCACTAAAGTTTTTCATTGGCGCCTTATCTATAATGAATATTTAGTATGTTATGACTTATTTATAATTTATGTAAGCGTTACATCTGAAAATACGCTTTTACGAGTACCTCTCATTCTTCTACCTATATCTGTTTTATCGAACATAGGTCCGTCATCATCAACTATCTTCTTTTTTCCAGAGCTACCACCGGAACTATCATCAACATTAATATTTCTTTGAGCACTTTCTTCCAATTCGTAAATCTTCATTTTGGCTCTGTCAATACCAACGAGGAATCTTCTATAATAACCTATGTCACCCCAACGATTCTTAAGTTGCTTAATCATAATTTGACCAAGGTCGTCAAGTTGTTCAGATGTCACGATTGCGAAGATGGCATCAGCAGTATGAGTAATACCCATAGATTCAGAAGTGTTAGTCAAGTCAACATCAGAATTTCCATAACCGTCCCTATTGAACTGAGAGGATGTTACAACGGCGCAGTTGTATTCCATTGCCAACCCACGAACTTCTTCTGCAATAGATTTTACGAGTGTATAACTATTCGCAGCTGCTGCACCTCTTACTCTAGATGATGCACATATATTTAAGTAATCAAGGAAGATTACATCAGGTTGAAAGTTCTTTTTGAGGCTGAGTTCATTAAGTAAATGTCTGAAATGACCAGAGTGTACTGAACCAGTAGGATATTCTTT